TTTCTGAAAGAGGTAAGCAGTTAGATTTCTTTAACGAAATGGGACAAGCCGTATCTGGTGTCAAAACAATTAAAATGGATGTTAAAAGAAGTTTAGGATATAAAGCTGAAGAAGCTAAAGCTCAGATTATTGCAGCGAATGAAGACTATAGAAGATTAAAAAAAGCTTATGGTCCTCGAATACCAAAAGAGGCATTGGCTGCTTATAAAAAAGCTAACGAAAGAAGATACAAAGCATTAAGAGATTTGTCTGTTGCCTTAGATGACGCAAAGCTTTTAGGTCTTGGCGATCAAGAAATTGCTAAAGTTTTAAGAGAAAAGAAAGTTCCAGATTGGAGATCAGTTCTTGCTCATAGATTTATTCCTTACAAACCACCGACTTCAGTTACACGCGGAGCATACGAAGCAAGTGAAACTAAAATAAGAAATGTTATTCCTGTAGGTGATATACAAGATCAAATGAATGAAATATATAGAGGCCAAGTAAGATTTCCATCACCCCCTCCGCCAGAGCCTAGACTTCAGCCGTTGCCAGAAAGAATGAAACAACAAGTACCTTCATTATTTAATAGGGCAAGCCAAGCATTGAGAGATGTAGAAATAGATAAGCTTATGGGTACAGATTGAGATTCAAAAGAAAGTCTAAATACAAAGCAATCAAGGTTGAGTACGATGGCATTGTATTTGATTCCAAACTAGAAGGCGCTCGATACAAGATTCTCAAAGCATTAGAGAACAGTGGCCACATTACTGATCTAGAAGTACAGATTCCTTACAAGTGTGAAGTTGAAGGCAAACACATATGCAAATACATTGCTGACTTTAGATATAAAGTAAATGGCGAGACAGTGGTAGAAGATACCAAGGGTGTGCTCACTCAAGTGTTTAAGTTAAAGAAAAAACTAGTTGAAGCCCTGTACCCTGGAACGGTAATAGTAATAGTAAAAGACCCAAGAGCAGCCGTAGTCCAAGAGAAGACGGCTTAAAACGGAACAGTTCCCTCATCTTTCACCTCAACATAAGTCCCATCAAATTCATTTCTGATAGGCTCCATACTCTCTATCATCTCTAAATCAAAACCAGTCTTGGATAGTTCACGCATTTCACAACTGGTGTACCGATACTCACCTCGTTTGCTAGAGACTACATTAAATATTGTCATAATGCCTGCTCGATACGCGACCTCATCTTCAGTGCTCTTATCAGGCAGATAGTCAGCATTAACCAATGCTGGTATCCACAAGTGGTCATCGCATGCAGTTCGCTGCTCTTCAAAAGTTAACGCTTTCTTTCTCCTAGAGCAGTACCAAGTAGCTCCATTACTTTCTACAACAGGTTTTGAATTTTTACAATTGCGACAGTTAACTGATTGTGGTAATCGCCTTTTAAAATAAACGTCTTGATACACAGCGCTTTCGTTCTTAATACGCCAATCGCTTTCAGATCTAGAAGGTGGAGGAGGGGAGTCGCTACATATTATCTTCCTGGCTTTTTCTTGAGCCTTTTCCCATATTCTTGGATCAAACTCAATAATCTCAGAATAGATCTCGCTGTTGTTTTTATTTACCACAACCACTAAAGCATGTGTTAAACTCATCGCACCCATGTAGCAATGGATTTGCCAACGATAAGTTTCACTCCAACTTCCGTAATCTCTCTCTTTTTGGAGTTCTCTAAAACGCTTATCGTTGGCACTTTTTACTTCCAACAAAACAATAGTTTCTTCGTTAGGTTCTGGTAGCACACCTTTAAGTATTCCGTCACAGGATCCTGCAAAGTGCCCACCAAGAAGTGAAGCATTGAACTGATTACCATCTTGGTCCTCAGCAGCTACAGATATTATTTTTGTTCTTTTAATATCATCAACGACTTGATCTTCA